ATTATCTGAAGGAGTACCTATGTCTAAGCTGTTACCTAATACCAATACAAAATCTATTACATCTCCTGTAGAAAGATTAGATGCAAATGTAAGTGTAGAACCACTTACTGTAAAACTATCTGTTGGTGCTTGTAGTACACCATTTAATGAAACTAGGAACTGATTAACATTATCATAGCTAGTAAAATTCACACCACTATTTTGCATAGTGTATGCAGCTTGACCATTAACTACAGTTATGCTGTCTAGCTTTACAAAGTTTCCTATTACTGGTGTCTTACCTATATATGCCATTTATTAACTCTTTGGATTATTATTTTTAATTGTTTGTATTCTTGTTTTCCAAGCATCTATGTCATGGTAGATTTCATCTAATTGATCGTTCCAAGAACCATAGGCTTGACGTCTTGTTGCATCTACTTGAGCATTACTCTCAGCAGTATTTGCAGCAGTTTCGTATGATGCTAATTGCTCATCAGTTGGTTGTGCAATATCTAAATTCCATTCTTTAATATATGGATTAGAAACATTACTAATCATGTCATCTTGTAACTTAACATCTTTATTAAAATCTACATTTGAAACACCATTTGCTTCGCAGTAGAGTTTTATTTTTGTACTTAGTTGTGCCATAGTTTGTTCCTCCTTATTCTATAATTCTATATCCACCAAAACTTGTTGCTTTTGTTCTTGCTTCAATACTTACAGTTCCACTTCCAGTATCCATTGTGATAGAAACTTCAAAGTAATCTGAAGCAGAACAGTCATGTATAAATGAACCAGACATTGATAATCTACTTGCATCATTAATATATGGTTTTTCTTGTGCTTGAAAAATGTTGCTTCCATTTTTTCGTATATAAACATTTAAATCTCTAACTTGTGATGCTGTTCCACTTGAAACATTTACATGAAAGAAGAAAAAATATTTACCATCTTTTCCAGTTGGAATTGTGTATCTATAATTTGTTGAATTATCGTAACCACTATCAGTATCAACTACAACATTATCAAAAGTAATTTTAGTATCAGCACCATCAGTTGTAGCTTGATTTCCACTTTTATTAACAAAGAAATATGGTGTACTAGCTATCGCACCACTTGTAATACTATCTGCTATTAATTTTGTTATTGCCATTTAATTAATCTCCTATTCTATATGCTCCAAATGAACAATTATCAGCTTGAAAATTATTGCTTCCACTATTTGCCACAGAATTTATACTTGCAAAAATTTCTAAATAATCGCTAGAACCATTCATATCTACAACTGCGTTTATTGTTAAATCAGCTTCATTTTCATAACCAGTATTCATTAAATTAAAAACACTTCTAACAGCAGAACCATTTTTATATATATTTAATTTTGTATTTTTGTTGTCAGCATTTCCACCACCAGCTCCACCAACAAAATAAGAATATACAAAATATTTTCCAGCTGTTGTAGGAGTAAACCTATAGTTAGTAGAATTATCATAACAACCATCTGTATCAAATCTTTCTTCATCAAATTGAATTTTTGTTAAAACATGATCTGCAACACTTGTTTGATTTGCAGACAAATTTGCTTCAAAAGCTGGATACATTAAATTAGATGTTTTAGCTTTAGTTACTGCGTCATCAGCTAACTGTGCAGTTCCAACTGAACCACTTGGAGGATTTACTGTCTGAACAGCTTTACCTAAATAAATACAGTACATATCATCTGAACTAGCAGTTGCAGATGTTAGTGTTAGTGTAGTACCACTAGCAGTATAAGCTGCAGTAGGTTCTTGCCTTACGAAGTTTATAAAAAGTGCTAATTCGTTTTCATTTACAACAGAATGATCTAATGTATATGAAGTAGTTGCACTTGTAGTAAAGTCTTGCTTTACAAAACTTGTAAAAGCATCTGCTGGTTCCTTACCAATATAAGCCATCTTACGTTATCTCCATTATAGACAATGTTGCATCAATCTTTGCTGAATCTGAACAGTCAATCTTAACAACATCTGTAGTTTGTAAAACGTATTTTCCACCCGATAATAGCTCCAAAGAACTGCCCGCTGGAATGCTCGCATCCTTAACTACTGTTACATTTTCATTTGTTTCTGTATCAGAAGTATTTGATTCTATTTTTACTGATGCTGTAACTGAATTAGTGTGAACATTACAAAGCGTTAAACCAATTACAACAGTTGTTGTTGAAGATGGGACTGTATAAACAGTATCAGCAGTACCAGCACTAGCTGGCATAGCCGCATTTGTTTTTACCTTAAATGTATTTGCCATTTATATCTCCCTTTGTGTATTATATTATATCGTTGTTTTTCATATTGTCAATAACTATTTAGCCGAGTGCGATGGCTAAAGCTGTAGGATCATCTGTAGTAAATCCTTGATTAGTCATTAATGTTACTACTCTAGATAATGCAGCTTTTCTATTAGTTCCACCTGCACCATCATCAACTACAATTAAATCTGATGTAGTTAAATCTGCACCAATATCTGTACCACCATCTATTTCTAATGCTGATAAATCTACTTTACCTGCTGTTGAAATAGTATTTAGTTTACTATCTGCTATTGAGCCTGCTAACATAGAGTTTTCTACAGCACTAGCTGCAATAGTTACAGCTCCACTTGATGCAATACTAACATCTCCAGATACTGCTACTTCTTGATAAGATGTACCATCAGCTACTAATATTTTTGCAGATGTAACATCTGGCATTTTAAATAAAGCACCAACTGTAACATCACTATTAAATGATGCTGCACCTGCAGCACTACCATCAATAGTTAAAAATGTAGTATCAACTCCACCATCAGTTCCTTTTAAAATAATATCTGTATCACTACCTTGTGCATCAATTGTAATATCACCAGCAGATGTAGCAAGTGTAGCTGCTGCATCACCTGTTGATATATCATCTAGTGCAACTGCAGCACTTGTATATGCATTTATCTGAGATGCATTAACATATTTTGTAGTGCCACCATCATCTATTAAAAATTTATCTGAATCTGCTATAGTTATTGCTGTACCATCTGTAGCACCATCTACTTGAATAGCTGCACCTGAAACTTTATCAGCTGTTGATATAGTAGCTAATTTAGAATCTGCAATTGCAGCACTAGAGTTAATATCAGCATTAACAATAACACCACTAGCAATACCAAATACACCTGCATTAGTTAAAGTTACATCTCCACTAGGTACAACTGGATTAAAATTAGTTCCATCTGCAACCATAATTGCAGTATCAGTATTTGTACCCATAGTGATATCATCACCAGATACTGTAAGATCTCCAGTTACTGTTAAGTTATTACCAATAGTAACATCATTAGGTAAACCTATTGTTAAAGCATTACCACTTGCACTTGTTTCAATTTCATTAGATGTACCTTGAATTGTTAAAGTTTCACTATCTAAATCAATTGCAATTGTACCACTATCTGATGTTAAATCTAAATCTTGTGCAGTTACTTGTGAATCTACATATGCTTTGATAGATTGTTGAGTAGCTAATGCAGTTGCACTATCAGATGACATTGTATCTTCATCATTAATAGCTGTAACTGTTGCACCTGATGCTAAAGCTAAACTTGTATTTGCAGTTAATGTAGTAAATGTACCAGCAGCAGGAGTTGTACCCCCAATAACTGCATCTACTGTACCTGCATTAATATCAGCTGTATCAGCTACTAAACTATCAATATTAGCTGTACCATCTAAGTATAAATCTTTAAATTCTAAACTAGATGTACCTAAGTCAATATCATTATCTGTTATAGGAACAATAGCACCATCTTGTAATCTAAACTGTTGTACAGCTGAAGATGATACATTTACATAAAATTCTACATGATCATTAGTATTATCAATTAATACTTTATTATATCCATTTGAATCTCTTAGTGTAGTTACAGGGCCACCACCACCCGCAGTGCCATCATGCGTGTGTCCTGTTGATGCATTAAATGCAGCTAATAACTGATTAAACTCATCATTAGTATCTGCAGCTGCAATCGTATCCCCTGTAGTGTATGTTGATTGTCGTGCACTATAGCCTGCCATTATCTTCTTCCTCCTGGAGTAAATTCTAATTGAAATCCTTTAACTGAAAATGCATCTGCTTGGTTTCTATCATCTATTTTTAAAGCAACTGCAAATCCAGATCCTTCTACTGTTTGTCTTATAAGCGGTGTACCCGATGCTCCATATAATGCACTACCATAGATAGCTGTGCCATATAAAGCTGCACCACCAGCAGAAGTTAAACTTATTTTATTTGGTTGTGGTGTATCTTGACTATCATAGTCATATCTAATTGCTAAGTCTGCATTAACTGAAGTACCTTCTCCCTCATAGTTTAAATTAACCCTTTGCATATATTTTCTTAAACCAGGATCACCTAATACCATATCTGGAGATCTGTAAGTAGCTACAATTGTATCTGTGCTAGCACCATTAGCAAAAGTATTACCTACTTCCATTTTATAAATATAACCATCGTATCCACCAAATACTTGCGTTTCAACATTACTTATAAAATCAGAATCTGTACATGCAGGTTTAATACCTATCATATCAGAATACTCAAAACCAATTTGTCCCGTATTAGGATTAGTTTTTAATACTCCAATAATTCCTTTTGATGACGACTGAGATCCTGCTGTAGTAGGATAGTATATTCTATATTGTGATTTATCTCTAATAACTAATGATGTTATTCTATCCAATCCTACTTCATCAATTCTAGCTTGTATTTGTCTGGATATAGATCCAAGTTCAACGTCACCAATTCTAGCTGTACCAGCAATAGTTCTTAATCCATCTGGTGCTAAAAATATAACATCACCACCAATCTCCTGAATACTACCACCATCTCTACATCCAATATTTCTTGTAACTTCTTGTACGGCAAAATCTGCAGATGATGAGCCAGTTAATTTATAAATTCTATCTATACAAAATATAAATAATTCATTTCTAAATACTCTTAATCCAACTACTTCAGAGTCAACTTTAAATGATCCTGCACCATCAGCTGTATTAAAATCATCTTCAGCAAAAGGTGCACTAAACAAAACTTCTTGTGGATTTGTAGCACCTGCATAAAACATATGGTTTTGAAATGCTTTTACAAACTTAGGATTTGTAGGAGCTGTACCACCACCTGTTGCATTTATAGGATCAACAGCAAAACTTTCATTAATTGATTGTGCAGCTGAGTGTCCTGTTGCTATAATTACTTTATCAGTCCCATCAAAATTATATTTTTCAAAATCATATGCTCTAGTAGATGTACCTAAACCTGTAGTTAAACTTGTCCAACTACCTGAAGTTGTACCTCTATGTATATCACCACCTCTAGCTACAATGATTTGTCCATTAAATATAATTGCACAGTCTATCACTAAACTAGTATTGCTAGATCCTTGTGGTACAATTGTGCTATTGTATAATGCTGTACCACTAACTCGTCTGTATCCACCCTTAATATCTGGTTCAAAGTTTCGTAGTATAAGTGCTTCACCAGGAGCCATAGAGAACACATCTTTATTGAGTGTCAAACCTCCTGCACAACTAACTACAAATGGTGATATTAAATCAGTAGATGGCATTATGATGTAATTTTCTTATCTGCTAGTCTTCTTAATGTTTCTAATTCGTTAAAATTTAAATCTCTAATTATATCAGATACATCTTCACCTTTTTTATATTTATCAATATAATCATTAATTTGTTTAGTATTTAATTTATCAGACAGATCTGCTTTTCTTACGGGCTCTTCCTTATCTCTACCTTGCATTTTAAATTTATCTGTTTGATAATTCATATTATCTTGAACTTTTTTATTATCTTCTCTAATAGCCATTAGTTAACTCTGCCTCCTATGTTTAATGAAATACTTTCTGCTATTGTGTCTGTTCTCATATAATCATTCTTAGTTGCATAGTCTACTTTTAGTAACCTTAATTTTCTTTGAAAGTCTCTATCAGCTAACTGTGCATGTTGAGGATCAGATCTTAACATATATGTATAATATTTTGCTCTATCTATAATTAATGTTCCAAATCTATCTGGTAAACTCATAGTATCACCATGAGCAGATAAATCTGTATGTGTTGTATAGTATATATAACTTACTGCAAACTCATTACTATTTGGTCTTGGGCTTATGCCAAATGTAGAATGGTTAGGTAATATGTAAACTCTTAATGGGTTTGCATAATTACCACTATTGTTTGTATCATCAGTAGGTTTATAATTTTGTATGTAGTTATCATATGATATGTAAGTCATCTTTCTATTTAAAATATCGTTTCTTGATATTCTTACATAATCAACTGTAAAATCCCCAGTTGTAGATAATTGTATGTGTGTAGTTGTAGCAGTTGCAGTAAATGTAGTATTTAAAATATTACCTTCACCATAGTTAGTAACTGTTATACTACTACTTTTATTTTCTGTACCACCTGCACTTGTACCTACAGCTACATCAAGTGTATCTGCATTTGCATTTGAGTTTAAAACTCTAACCTGTAATCTGTAAGTTTTATTTACAACTGTAGAAAATGATTGTGATGCAGATGCATTACTTAAACTTAATCTACCATTACCTGAACTAGAGTATGCTGGAGATCCACTTTGTGTTGTCCAACTATCTATATTAGATGTAAACTCTCCATTAGTAACTAATTCTTTTGGCCCTATTGAAAATGAATCCATATCTGCTTTTCTAAAGTCAGCAGGAAAATCATATTCATTGTCACCTATTTCTAAATTCTGTGTAGTTCTTGCATATAGCAAAGGTATTTCACCTGTTTCATTATAAATGTCATGTATAGATTTATTTATAAAATCTTTAACTGCAGTTTGAATTCCTCTGCTTGAAGCAAAGTTAGCAGAAGTTAATTCGATTTCGTTTAGCTCTCTAAGAGTTCTGTTTGTTAAAGTTAAATATGTTGTTGACATTTATTCTCCTGATATATCAAGGGGGGATTGCTCCCCCCAAGATAATTAGCTATTAACTAAATGTTACGTTTTGTGCGTCTGTATCAGCATCTGATCCACCTTTATCAAGTGAAACCATAGTTGCCCATACTCTTACTTTTGCGTTAACTGCAGCAGTAGCAATAGTAGCTCTGATTGAATCAGCAGAACTATATGCAAAAGGTGCAGCTAATACAGCTTGTTGACCAGTAGAAGTTGGTGCAACTGCAGTAACGTATTGATCTCCGTCAACACTGTCACCTAATGCAATTGTACCAGTACCAGTACCAGCTGATAACACATCAAAACCTGCAGCAAGTACAACAGTATTTGCTGGGATTCCAATGATGTCAAAAGTGTCAGTAGCAGCATTAGTTGTAGAAGAAAAATCTACAACTTCTGAAGCTATTCTTACAGTATCGCTTGATGCTTTGATCAAAGCGTTTGTGTTTGAACTATTATAATCAGTCATTGTTTATATCCTCCTACGATTAACCAATTGTGATTACGCCAGATCTTACTGCTTCGTCTCTAAGAATTTTTCTTCCGAAAACGTGTAAGCCTCTAACGATATCAGCGAATGAATCAGGGTCTCTGATTAATTCTGTTTTTGCAATGTGATTAGCTGTTGCTATAGCAGATGAGTGTCCGTATAAGAACGCATACTCGTTAGCTCCAGCAGAACCAAATGTATTAGCAGAAACACTTCCACCAGATACAGCAATTGCATTTGTTGAGTACATGTTAAAACCAAATAATGGTCTGTCTGTGACTTTACCATTTCTGATTTGAGATGCACCGCCATCAGCCATTACTGATTGGTCAGAAAGTTTAGCACCTGATTTTCTTAATTGCTCAAAAAATTCAGGTGGTGCAACTAACCATCTATTTTCTTCTGGCACATCATTTTTATCTAAAACTTTTTTAGCCGCTGAAACAACGTCTGATAAAGTATCAGCTGCTGCATCACCATCAATTGGAGAAGCGTCAGTTCCAGTGTCGCCTGCAGATGTAGAAGCGTTATCGTAGATAAACTTCAATACATTGTAGTCGTAGTTTTTCTTTAATGAATATGCACCTGAAGAGGTTGCAAGAGCTTCAAAGTTAACATGAGATTGTCTTTCTTCAATATCATCTACTTTAAAAGCAAAGTATGAACCTTGATCAACTGTCATAGTAATTTGATCGTCAGCTAAGTCTTGTGTAGACACAGCTGTACCTCTTGCATAATCTGCAACAGTGATTGTTGGTTCTTTTATTATTTTAACAGTATCGCCAAAATTTTCAATTTCTCCAGCGTAATCAGTGTTAGTAATGTCTTCTACCACTGATGCTCTTCTGAAGAATTTTTGAACCTTCTGACTAAAAATTTGTGGAGTGAAATTACCTGAAGGTAAGTTCGAATATCCACCAGCACTTCCAAAAGCCATGGTTGTACCCTCCTTTAGTTTAGTTTAGTTGATTGTTTAACGTTGTTCAATCCTACCTTCTAAACGAGCAAGATCTATTTCTTTTTCTAATTTCTCAAATTCATGAGCTTTTAGTTTAGAAATTTCACTTGTAGTCCAAACTCTCTTCTTTGGCATATCAGTTTCAGTACTCTTCTTTGTTTTAGAAATTGCTTTAGCAGCTTCTTTCTTAACGTCAGTTTCCTGCTTTTTACTTAACTTACTAATGCCTTGATCCATTTTATATAAATCAATTGCTCTAGCAGCTAAAGTTGCATTAGATGTATTTTCATACAACCAACCTTGTATAGTAGGATCCTGTCTTTCAGCCCATTCATGAAATGAATCTTGTTTCCTTAATTCATTAAAGTCTGGGTGTAGTTTTAAAAGTTCTACTTCTGCTTTTTCTTTTGCAATTTGTTCCTGTTGTACTTTAAGATTTTTATATTTATCTTCAAGTTCTGCAGTTTGAGTAGTGGCCTTTTCTATAGCTATGGTTTCAACCATATCATATACATCGGGGTACTCTTTTCTCCATGCATCTAATTCTTGTTTAGATTTAGGAGGATTAAATTGCGAGTTTCCTGATTCTAATCTAGCACGCAAAGATTCTAATTCGTCCTTGTGTTTTTGAATAGTAGAATCATAGTGTCTTTTTAAATCGTCATAACGTTTCTTAAAGACTCTATCTTCAGCTCTAGCAGGGCGTTCAGCGATAGGAGTAGCCTGATTATCTGTTTGATCTGCAGTCTCTTCAGATGCATCGGTGTCCTTCTGTTCGGTTGCTGCGATTGCTTCTTTTTCTCTTTGTTCCCTTTGATATTTAGCTAACTCACCTTTTGCAAATGCTTCAACTTCGGGATCATCTTCACCTCTGTCTTTATGATAAGGATTTACATTTGGTACTTTAACTTGTTTCTCTTCGGAAACTTTCTTTTCTTCTTCCATTATTTTTACCTATTGGGTTGAGTGCCTTATGGATAAGGGTAGCTCGATTCCATAATTGTTGTGGGCTGAATTAGACTTGTTCAGTATCTATTGCTTGGTACTGTTCTTCTTCAGGTGGCACAGGTTGTTGATCCATCTCTTGTGTAGATGAAAGATCTGCTATAAAACTTTCTACAGCGTCTCCTTCATCTGCCCCACCATATCTTTTAGTTGCAAAGTTTTTTACAACTGAGACTGGTAAAACTACGTTCTCTTCTTGCCCTGTAAACTGATCAATTAATTGACTAGCTTCTGGTGCAATTTTTTTAAGAACGGCTGCAACAGATGGAGCTAGAACTGTATCTAATACAATTTTATCTTCATCTGTTAGAGATTGAATTTTGTCTGCTACTTGTTCTGTAGGTTGTGCTGATTCCATTGGGGGTGCTACTCTTGTTTCAGCGGGTTTAATTCTTTTTGCTTGCATAGCTTCAGGTACTTTCATTTTACTCATGTCTGGAGCCTTTGGTGTAAATGGTTTTTTATCTACTAGTCCAGTTGTAGTAACTTTATTTCCTCTTTCTATTGCCATTAAATATGCCTCTTACCTTTTGCAATTATATCATTATATGTTTTATCAGTAACAAAATTACCAATTAACCAACATAAAGGTTCTCCAATACCTGCATAGATTCTTCCAAGTAAATCAAACTTACCTTGTTTCATTCTCCATGCAATATCATTTGCTCTATGTTGTGCAATATGTTTCCATATTTTTCTATATGTAGGATATTTTTTAATATGTCTAACAGTTGGTACTGCCCAAGATAAATATCCTTTAATATGTTTTTTAGTTAATTTACTATATGTAAATCTAATATCTCTTACCCAATCTTCTGTAAGCATCTCTCCTGTTTTATGTAACTCTGTACATATAACACGTTGACTTCCTCCAGTAGCTCCACTACCACCACTAGTTCCTGGTTTAGTTGTACCTGTTACTGGTGCAGATTTTTTAGCAGCTTTATAATCTTTTTCTTGCTTTTTCATATTTTGAGTATCATCATAAAACTTATCACCAGGCTTATAGCCTTTTCTAGCAATTGTTTTTTCTCTAGTTGCAATTCTTTTAGCACCAGCTTTTTCTAAATTACCATATCTAGAAGTTCTATTCATACCTGCATATAAATCAGTTGCAGGATTACCAGCTATTCTTTGTCCATCAACACTTCCGCCTCTAACATTAAAATATGTTTTATTTAAAGCTACAGCTCCTGCTGATTCACCAACTGGTTTTCCTATGGCTTTAGCAATTTGAGATATAGGCCCACTACTTAATACTCTTCCTACACTATCTGCTAAAGTTTTTAAACCTGTGCTAACTTTTTTAAGTGCAGTTGGCTCTACTTCTATATCTTCTGTAGGTTGTGTGCCTGGATCTGCTTCTATATCCGTACCACCTATTTGTGCTGTAGGATCAGT